CCACCGAGCCCACCTGGCCGGTCACCGACGGCGCCACCATCGTGGACGACCAGGTCACCTGGACCTGCCGCTCCGGCAACCAGCTCGGCCTGGGAGCCAACGGAGCCACCCTCAGCCTGGACAAGGTCGACAGGCTCATTGACCTGGTCAGAGGGGGCAAGCCCGACATCATACTTATGAGCCGAAGAAGCCGCAGAAAGATCCTCGGCCTCTGCCGCGCAGCCGGCCAGAACCTCTTGATCGGAGAAGGCCGGGCCGGCGAGGTAGTGGAGTACTACAACGGCATACCGGTGGCCATCTCCGACTGGGTCAAGGACAACTACACCGTAGGGTCCTCCACCGACTGCTCCGCCATCTTCGCCTTCAATATGGGAGAGGGCGCCGTGGTCGGCCTGACCAGCCCCGAGATGTTAACCATCGAAAGGCTCGGCTCTTTGGAAACCAAAGACGCCACACGTACCAGGATCAAGTGGTACGTCAGCCTGGCGGACTTCTCAATCGTCAAGGCCGCCATGCTCACGGGAGTGAGAGACTAATGAGAAGCCCGCTTGCCAGGACCCACCACCCTGGCAGGACCCTTTTCTCCTCTCCTTTCACGTCTTTGAGGCGGGAGGGGGCCGGGCTGGCCCCCTCTCTATCCTCCAAGCTCGATACCCATTCGCACACCTTTTTCCACGGGGGAGGGAGAAGCACATCCCTCCCTCCCCCCAACACGACAGTAAACCTACCTCATGATAAGCCCCTCAATACATGCGGGGGGGAGGATCGACGGAGCGCTCCCCCTCCGCAGAGGGGCAAGGGAGGCAAGACATGACACTAACTGAAATGGTAGCCCGGGCCCGGGAGGACCTGAAGGACACGGACCCGCTCAACTACATCTGGACGGATGCCGAAATCCAGTCGGCCATACTGCGGGTCGTAGACGAGTACTCAATCCATGCCCCCATGCAGCACCAGGACGACGTCGCCACCATTGACGGGGAAACGGAAATCGACATAACCTCCCTGGAAAACGTCCTGCAGATCGACTCAGTCGAATTCCCCCTGGGCTACAAAGTACCTCACATGCAGCATATAGAGTACTGGGCAGGACGGCTTTACATGGAGGAAGAAGGAGACGGCACCGACGCCCGGGTGAGATGGCTGGCCAAGCACACCATCGACGGAGACGACACCACCATCCCCCTGGAGCACCAGGAGATTATAGTCCTCGGCGCCACAGGCTATTTAGCCATGTCAGCCTCGGCCTACACAGTAGACCGGGCCACTATAGCTGGGCATTGGGGCACCATCAGCTACAAGCAGTGGGGCATAGAGCGGCTGAAAAGGTATGACACCCTGCTAAAGCAGGTCGCCCAGGGAAAGCGAATCACCAGGAGGACGCTCTACACCCAGGACGACTAGAGGTGAACCATGAACAAGCTGAAAGGAGCAATCAAGAAAATGGGCAAAGTGAAGGAAGCCATCGAAAAGGAGCTAACCAAGGAGGGACTCCCCAAAGAGGCCTTCGCCATTGTCGGAGACCCCAACAACACCGAGACTTGGAAACTTCCGCACCACACCAAAGCCATACTCCGGGCCAGAGGCCGACTCGACGTTGAGAAAACGGTCGACTGGGACAGGATGCCGGCCGCAGTGGCCGCCGTCAGCAGGGGCGGATATCGCGGAGAGCGAGTCCAGGCCTCAGCTGAGGATATCATCAAGGCAGCCAGGCACCTGGCGGCCCACTATGCGGCAGCCAACAAGCCGGTCCCCGACACTTTGGGAGCTCTGATATAAAAACAGGCAGCCAGCGACTCCCCCGAGCATAAAGAGTCGCAGAAAGGGAACGAGGGGCTCCCTTGAGCCTCTCAGGCCCATGCTGTAAGGAGGAAACGTGGCACAGAACGAAAAGCCCAAGGCGCCCGAGCTGATCAACGTCTTCACCGAGATGTTCAGGGCCGTGGCCAGGCCGGCGGTCACCATCATCTTCGCAGCCGTCATTGCCCAGGCCGTCCTGCAGGGAATTGAAGTACCCCAATGGTTCCTCGCCCTGGCCATCCCGACCATCACCTGGTGGTTTGCCGAAAGGACCGTAGCCCACATCAAGAACAACAAGAACGGAGGACAACAATGAACATAAACTGGAGAGACATCCTGGGAGAAATCTCAGGCTACAAGCCCCTATATCAGGCCACCCTCAATGAGCTACAAATCGCCAGGGCCAGCCTGACGATGTGTACCACACGGATAGCCGAGCTCGACACCTTGCTCACCGAAGCTCAGGCCACGATCCTTAAGCTCACACCACCATCGCCGGCGCCTACAGCCCCGGACAACACAACCGAGACAGACCCGGCCCCGGTACAGCCACAGGAAGGAACCGTGCTCAGAAGGATCAGGTCACAGCAAGTAATAGACTGCCCCAGGGAAAAGAGAGACGTTCCGCTTCACGCTCTGGAAGCCGGGGCAAATCACGCTCAGCTCACCTGTCGAAGCTGCCCCGACTATAAGAGCGAAACGTGCAGCTTCTTGACTTGCAAATACCAGGGATAGCATGACCTTCAAGGAATGGCTACACAAAACCTTCGGCCCGGAAGGCCTGTTCTCCTCAGGACAGGAGGGACACGCCTTCCTCATTGGGATAAGTGAGGTCATCTGCCCCTGGAAGCCACGCTGGGATATGCCCCCCAACTACCAGGCCAACGGCAACCCCCTAATGGAATACCACTACTACATGTTCGGTCGGGCCGTGGGGATCCTGGTCTGGATCACTACAGGTTGTGTCATCAAAGTCTTTGCATTTTAACTTGTCATTTTGATTTTCTATCTTTGATTTTTGAATAAAGGAGGAACAACAATGGCTGAATTCACTGACTACATGGAGAACAAGATTATTGATCACTTGCTGCGGGCCCAGTCCTACACGCCAGGCACCATCTACCTGGCCCTGTTCACGGCCGCCCCTGGCGAGGCCGGCGGAGGCACCGAGGTCTCAGGCGGGTCCTACGCCAGGCAGGCCGTCACGCTGGCCGCTGCCTCGGGAGGCGCCAGCTCCAACAGTGCCGACATCACCTTCCCAACGGCCACGGCGGACTGGGGCACCATAACCTACTGCGCCCTGATGGACGCCTCGACCAGCGGCAATATGCTTATGTACACCGCCCTGGACGCCAGCAAGACGGTCAATAACGGAGACACGCTGAAATTCAGCAGCGGGGACCTTGACGTCGCAGTAGACTAACAATGTAACCAAAATGTAACCAAGCGTCCAGGAGACGTTAGCCTATGGCCACACTATACGAGTACTTCAATACTGGTGATGACGACTACTGGGGAAACTCAGGAAACGCCTGGAACGCACAGACCCTTACCCCAGCCACAGCTCACAAGATCACCAGCGTCAAGCTAAAACTGTACAGAGTCGGTTCACCTGGAACACTAACCGTCAGCATCAGGGCAACAGACGGCAGCGGCCACCCGACTGGCGCCGACCTCTGCTCCGGCACCATCGACGGAAATAGCTTAACCACCGATACAGCAGGCGAGTGGTACGAGATAACCCTGGGCGCCGGCTACGACCTCAGTGCCAGTACGAAGTATGCCATCGTAATCAGAGCACCGAGCGGTGACGCCATGAACCGTGTCAGATGGCGGTGCGACTCAAGCTCACCCGACTACGCCGGAGGATGCAGGGAGGAGAGCATCAATGGCGGCGCTACCTGGACCACCCGTACCGCTTCCGACTTCATGTTTGAGGATTGGGGCACTGGCGGCGGCACAACCCTCTACGCCACCGCCACCATGTCAGGCAGCGGCGCCCTCGCCGCCATAGCCTACCCCACCCGCAAAGCCGCAGCCACCATGTCAGGGACAGGGGCCCTGGCAGCAGCAGCCCTGGTGACCCGCAAAGCCTCAGCCACCCTCTCAGGCACAGGCACGCTCGCAGCAGCCGCCACCATCGTCGGCGCCCCCATCTACGCCTCAGCTACACTATCAGGAACAGGCGCCCTGGCAGCAGCAGCTCT